AGCTCTGTATCATAAACTTCATACATTCCTCCAGCAACTTCATCCCAAGTGTATTGTCTGGATTCTCCCCAGTGAAAGTTAATACCTTTAAATCCCCACTTAAATACCTCAGTCACGGCAACTAGAGGATTTTGATCATATCTTATACCTGAAGTTTTAGCATTATAAACAAAGATGTAAAATCTACCGACTTTTGGAGATTCTTTAGTTTCTGGCAAAATATCCATTAACTCAAGCATTAAGTCGTCAGAACTTTCTGTTCCAATTAATTTTTTAACAAGAGGAGCAATTCGATTTATTTTTCTTTCTTGAAGCGTTTTTCTAGGCATTATTTAAAAAAGTTCTTTTTCAGTAATAACTTTAAACTCATAACCACGATCAGCACACCATTCTTTCGCTGCTTCCCACTTTGATTGATTTTTAGCATACTCATAAACCTCACGAATATAATTCTTTGTTTGCCTTTGAGGTTTTGGTGGTGGAACAGTTTGCTTTTTAGGTTTGATTTCGATCATATATTTTTTAATTGAACCATCAGATTCTTTGACTTTTATGAGAAAGTCTGGGAAATATCTATGAATCTTACCATCAACAGGGGAGCGATATGGAATGCATTTTTCTTCAGATTCCCAAGATATAATTTTTTCATTTAAGTCACAATAAACACAAAACTTTCTTTCCCACAGAGATCGATAAATGATATTGGTGGGATCTCCATTATACTTTTCTGGATATGATGGTTGATATTTTCCTTTATAGGACATCTAAATACTTATAATATAAGACTCGTATAAGGTATTTAGAGTGGCTATTAAGCGCAGAATATCTGATATAAAACCACTATTAACAAATCTTGCCCAATCTTCGCACTATGAAGTTCAGTTTGGTGGATTACCAGATCAATTAAAAGATTATCTTCGTAAGAGAGGAGTTACATCTAGATTTGTTGTAGGTGATGCTGGATTGTTATGTTATTCTGCAATTTTGCCAACATCAAATCTTGCAACTAACACTATATCTGGAAATTTTATGGGCGTGCAGGAAAAATTTGCCCATACAAGATTATACGATACAATTACTTTAGATTTTTATATTGATAAAAATTATAAATCTCTAAAATTTATTGAGAGTTGGATGGAGTTTATTGCAAGTGGATCTTTCAACCAACAAGGATTAGATGGAGAAAATTCTTCAATCAGTCAGAATAATCAAGGTTACTTTTCTAGGATGCAATATCCAGCATACTATAAGTCAAATGCAACTAGAATTATTAAATTTGATAGAGACTACAAACAAGAAATTGAATATAATTTTATTGGACTATTTCCATCAACTATTAGTTCAATTCCAGTAAGTTATGTTGCTTCTGATACCTTAAAAATGTCTGCAACATTTCAATACGATCGCTACATTGCTGGTAAATCTTTGAGTATTAATCAATATCTGGGAAATTCTAATAATAAGGAACCAACCGAACCAACAACTACTCAAAGAACTTTAGTACCAGTTCGTGGTCAAAGTGGTGTTGTTTTTTATGATTCAAGTATTGATACAAGAACTAGTGCTGAAGTGAATAGAAGATTTTTTAATGGTTCTGGGCAACCGATAATCAACTAAATAATTTTACTGAAATCTATAGGTCATTATGCCTTTACCTACAATTGCAACGCCGACATATGAGTTGGAAATTCCTTCATTAAAAAAGAAAATAAAATACAGACCATTTTTAGTTAAAGAAGAAAAAATTCTGATTATTGCTATGGAGAGTGAAGATCCAAAGCAAATTGCTGAAGCAGTTAAGACAGTAATTGGTAATTGTGTTCTCACTAAAGGAATTAAAATCGATCAACTAGCAACTTTTGATATCGAATATCTTTTCCTCAATATTCGTGGAAAGTCTGTTGGTGAAGATGTGGATGTTTTAATTACTTGTCCAGATGATGGGACAACACAAGTCCCGGCTTCTATAAATTTGGACGATATTCAAGTTCAGGTAAGTAAAGAACATTCTCGTGATATTAAATTGGATGATTCTCTAACTATGAGAATGAAGTATCCATCGATGCAAGAGTTTATTAAAAATAACTTTGCTAATGAAATGGATGTAAGTGTTGATGATACTTTTGATATGATTTCTTCTTGTATTGAACAAATTTATAGTGAAGAAGAATCTTGGACGGCAGCTGATGTGACGAAAAAGGAAATGAATGAATTTCTTGAGCAGCTGAGTTCGAAGCAATTTAAAGATATCGAAAGATTCTTTGAGACTATGCCCAAACTTTCTCATACACTCAAAATTAAAAATCCAAATACTGGAGTTGAAAGTGAAGTTATTCTGGAGGGATTAACATCTTTTTTCGCCTAGCGATGGCGCACGAAGATCTTGCGTCATACTATAAGACTAATTTTGCTCTTGTTCAGCATCATAAATACTCTTTGACAGAGTTAGAGAATATGATTCCCTGGGAACGGGAAATCTATGTTGGGTTACTCCAACAATACATTGAAGAAGAAAATCTGAAGAATAGTGCTAATGGCTGAAATGGATCCTGTAGCAATTGCCCAGAGCGGGGTTGACCCCGTAACAGGATCTCCGCTGTCTTCAGAGGTTCGTAAGGCACTTTTTAGAAGAACGATTGTTCCATCAAAAGTGTTCTTGTTGCTCAACAGCAAGTAAAAAAAGATGATGGTACTCTTGTTGTCCAACAGCAAGTAAACACGCAAGAAAGCATTACATCTCTTCAAAATCAAATTAATAATCTTCGTATAGAAGTCGCTGGATTAACTGCTGGGTTAGCCACTATTTCCAGACTTATACAAGCGGATAGTGTAGTAGAACAAACTCAGATTAGAACTGAGCAAGAAACTGAAAGAAGAAATGCTGAGAGACAAATTAGGTCGGGTAGAGAAAATCTTTTAGAGCAAAAGATTACTTCAGCATTAGCAGTACCAATTGCAAAGTTACAAGAGAAAATAAGTGATACTTTTGGTGGAGTGTTTAATGCTATTAAAATTCTATTTGTTGGGTGGTTAACAAATCAAGGAATAGAAACTTTAAAAGCATTTACTGAAGGAAATGGTAAGAAGTTAGAGGAAATTAAAAATGCAGTTATTAAAAATCTAGCAATTGCTGCTGGAGGTTTGTTCCTGATAAATGGTGGATTTGGACTAATTCTAAGAACGGTTACTGGAATTACTGCAAGAATTTCTAAATTAACATTTTCTTTAATTAAGGCTCCATTTAAACTTGCTGCTGCTGGTGGTGCAGTATTAGCAGCAAAGATAGCAGGAAGAAGAAATGTTTCCCCTCCTTCTGCAGTTCCATCAACAAAAGTTCCGATTACTGGAACTGGTGGAAAAGTCTTATCTGAAAGAGGTGCTAATTTCTTTACGCAGTCATTAAAAGGTCTTGGTGGTTTTGGGAGGGGGATATTTAAAAGTGTCGGTAAGGTAATGCCTTTCATAAATATTCCTCTTGCTGCAACGGCATCATATCTGGATTATAAAAAAGGTGATTATTTTGCGGCTGGACTAAGTGCTGCTGGAGCTCTTCCCGGACCACTTGGGTGGGCAGCTATCGCAGGAAGGGCTGCATATGGTTTGTCTGGAATGGAAGGTAAAGTAAAAATGCCCGAGGTGAAACCACAAACATCTGCACTAAGTCCAAAACTACCAAAAGTTGCAGAACCTTCGGCACCACCAATATTTGATATGAATCTTCAAGATTCATTAAAACCATTTTCTGATTTGGGTAACCAATCGACAAGTAATCCACCCACACCTAGCACAGCATCTTCTCCAGCACAAGTTCAAACTTCACAAAGACAATCTTTCAATATTGGAACATTACCAGAACCACAACCAACAGTTGTGGTAGCATCGACAAGTTCTGGTAATCAATCTGGAAGAGGAACTGCTACATCTGGACCTCTTACTGATATTCCTTTAATCCCATCAGCAAATTCGGATAATTTTTATACATTATATTCTCAAATGTGCTATAATGTGGTAACATAAGATGGTAGTAAAATCGCCACTAAACCTAGAAAGAGTTTCATCTTCAGTTTTCTTAACCAGAAAAGAACTTTCTGGTGCTAATCAATCGGTAAAAAATATATCCAATATTCTTATTAATAGGACAAAAGTAAAAAGAGAGTCTTTTGCAACTAAAAATATTTTAAGATATAGAAGAGTTGAGAGTGAGAGAAGAGCAGACCAAGAAAGTCAGTTAGAAGCATCTAACTTATCGGTTAGACCTGGTGGTCCATTTAGAATGATTCAATCGGTTGGTGGATCATTCCTTCAAAGAATTTTGGGATTTGTTGGGTATCTTGGAGCAGGATGGATACTTTCAAATTTACCAACCTGGATACAGTTAGGTAGAGAATTTATATCAAGACTTACTAAAACTGGACAAATTATCTCTGGATTTTTATCAAATACTATAAAATTATTTACTGGATTTGGAACTGTTTTGGATGCTGTTTGGAAGAATGTAACTAGTTTAGACTTTACAGATTCTTCAAATCGTCTTGAGACGGCATTTGGTGATTTAGCATTAACTCTTGGAGATATGGGTTCTCAAATCGAAGAAGGATTTAAACTTATAACAGCACCATATCTTACTACTCCTTTAGGAACTCCTTCTCAAGACGAAGGTGCATATCCAGAAACTAGAGTTCCAGGAGGCGGTTTTTCTGGTTCTGGAGTGTCTAAGGGTGAGCAAGTTGCACAAAGATTACAACAAGATCTTGGATTAACCGACTATCAGGCAGCTGCAGTTGTTGGAAATTTACTTAATGAAAGTTCTCAATTAAATCCAGCTCAAATTCAAGATGGTGGAAGTGGATTACTAAAAGTTGATGGTAAAACTGGATATGGATGGG